GCCGATCCAGGGACATTTCACCAACTTGGGCCAGGCCAGGATTTCAAGACATTCGATCCATCAACCGGATCAAACAATTTCGCGGATTTCGAAAAGGCCGTTTTGCGAGGGATCGCATCGGCCTTGGGTGTTTCATATGCCTCACTTTCGAATGATTTGACGCAAACATCATATTCCTCGATCCGCCAAGGCGCACTCGAGGATCGTGATTTTTACAAAGTTTTGCATGATTTCATGATCGAACACTTTGTTCAGCCGGTGTTTCGCGCCTGGTTGATGGCGGCAATGGATAACGGCGCAATTCCGATCCCACCAACGCGGTTTGATAAATTCGCCGACAATGTGGAGTATCGAGCGCGTGGTTTTGCCTGGGTCGATCCGCAACGCGAAATGAACGCATCGGTGATCGGCATGAACTCGGGCATTCTATCGATGCAAGATGTGGCCAACCAATATGGCCGCGACATCGAGGATGTGATGGATCAAATCGTTCTCGAGAAACAAATGGCCGACGAACGCGGCATCGAGATTGCATTCCAACCGTTCGGTGGCGGTCAATCCGGTTATGGGCCGATGAAATTCATGCCGGCGACGGAAGAACCCGAGGACGATGGCGATGGCAACTGATTTCCCCAAAAAGGGCGATGACCTCAAGATTTCATTGCGCAATTCGGAATATCCGCAATTCGATCGTGATTTTGCCGAGAACATCAAAGAGTTCAATCCCGAGGTTTGGGACACCGGCGGCAACATTCGAGGCAACCAGGCGTTTGTTTTATGGGGTCGAGCGAGAGAGGGTTCGGAGTCCGAGGGGGTTTTGGATTGGATCAAAGAGCGTGAGGCATGGGCCGCGCGGCATTTCGGCGATGGCGAACAATTCGCATCGGGTGAACTCGAGCCGAATTTGTCCAACGTTGCCGGCGTGATTGCTCAAATCAAATGGGGTGTCATTGGCAACCTGGGCGAACAACGAATGAAAGATGTCGTTCTCGAGTTGGTGAAAAAACTCGAGGGCAAAAAAGATCGTGCGATCGAGGATTTGACTGACACCGCACGAAAGAGCCTCGAGAACAAAGTCGAGGAACATAATGAGGAATATGGCGACGATCCAACGAAACGCGCAACCCTCGGAATGTTGGCGGAATCCTATTTGCGCGGGATCGGCGCATATAAAACAAACCCTGGTTCGGTTCGGCCAGGGGTGACATCGCCGGAACAGTGGGCTTTTGCCAGAGTCAATTCTCTGCTATTCTGTTTGAGAAATGGAAGGTTCCAGGGCGGCAAGCACGACACCGACCTTTTGCCGGAAGGACATCCGGAATCGACAAAGGGTCAAGATGAGGAAAGAGCAATGGACGCAGAACGTCACATCAAGAACGTGACCGAAACCGATGATTCATATATCGTCGAGTTCGGAAAATCCGATGAGATGGTGGAGGCCGATGTCGAGGTTGATGTCGAGGTCGATGCCGAAAACGGATATAAACCAGACGAAGAAGAACGCGAGGCACCGGTTGAACTGGAAACCCGCAAACGCTCGATGCATATGGACGCCGAGGTTGATGCCGAGGACGATCGCCGGATGGCAATTTCGATTTCGAGTGAAAAGGCGGTTGAGCGTTCATTCGGTGTTGAAATCCTGGATCACAACGATCGATCCATTGATCTTTCATTTCTTAACTCGGGCAACGCACCTTTGTTGCTCGATCACGATCCCGAACGCCAAATCGGGGTCATTGAATCAGTAAACCTTGATTCCTCGGCGCGGAGACTACGCGCGACGGTTCGGTTCTCGAAAGGCCAACTTGGTTCCGAGGTTTATGATGACGTTCGAGATGGCATCCGAAAGAATGTTTCTATCGGTTATCAAATCGGGCGTATGGAGCGTGACGAAAAAGCGGAAGGTGGGAACACCTATCGTGTTCGTTCGTGGAAACCATTCGAGGCAAGCATTGTTTCGATTCCGGCCGATGACTCGGTTGGAACGAATCGCAATGCCGAACTCGAGCAAACCCCAACCCCGATTCCGGCACAAGCCGAAAGAAAGGAACCAACCATGTCAGAACAAGACATCCAAGCGGTTGAGGCGAACGTTCGCGCAGAATACGCCAAAACTGTGAATGAAATCCTAGAACTAGGTGCAGCGAAAAACAAACGCGACCTTGCAGACCAGGCCATCAAAAACGGCCTATCAGTCGAGCAATTCCGCGGCATGTTGGCAGTTGCTACAGCCGACCAACCTTTGACCACAGCCGATGAAATCGGAATGGATCAAAAAGAGGTTCGTCGTTTCTCGCTAATCAACGCGATCCGCGCGATGGCAAACCCAACAGACATTAACGCGCAACGCGCGGCACAATTCGAGTTCGAGGCATCCGCCGAGGCTCAGAAAAAATTGGGTCGTGAAACACGCGGTTTGATGATCCCTGGTGAGGTTTTGCGTCAGTGGAACAAGCGTGATCTGAACACAACCGATGATGCGGCATTGATCGCCGAGGATTTGCGCACTGGCGATTTCGTCGATGTACTACGCAACGCCTCAAGCGTGATGGCAGCGGGTGCGCGTATGTTGTCAGGTTTGCAGGGCGATGTTGTTATTCCTAAGAAAACAGGTGCATCAACCGCATCCTGGATCGCAACGGAAGGCAACGCGGCAAGCGAATCCGAGCCAACATTCGGTTCGATCACAATGTCGATGAAAACAGTTGGTGCGACAACAGATGTCACACGCAGCATGATGCACCAATCAGCGATGGACATCGAGACATTGATCCGCGACGATCTAACAGCATCAATTGCACAAGCGATCGATCTGGGCGCGTTGGCGGGTTCTGGTGCCTCTGGTCAGCCAACCGGTGTTAAAAACACATCCGGCATCAACGCACCGACAAACTTTGCAGCAGCAAACCCAACGTTCGCGGAAGTCGTGGCGATGGAAACAGCGGTTGCCGAGGACAACGCAATGGGCGCATCAATGGCGTATATCTTGCCGGCCGGCATGAATGGCGCATTGAAAACCACAGTTGTTGACGCGGGGTCTGGTCGTTTCGTCAGCGAGGGCGGAATGATTAACGGTCACAATGCGATCGTTTCAAACCAAGCAACAGCCGGCGATCTATATTTTGGCGATTTCAGCCAACTATTGATCGGCATGTACGGTGGCCTCGAGTTGATCGTCGATCCATACACATCAAGCAAATCCGGCGGCGTTTCGATCACTGCATTGCAATCTTGCGATGTTGCGGTTCGTCACGCGGTTGCGTTCGCTTTCAACAATGATGGCGCGTAAATAAAACATCGAGAGGGGCGGAAACGCCTCTCTCATTTTATTGAGGAAATGAAATGGCATATTTAGTTTTGAAACCATGCGTTGCCGGAGGAGTTCGTCGGAACGCCGGTGATGTCATCGATCTTGACGCATCCGAGGCAAAAACATTGAAATTGATGGGTCGGATTTCCGAGGTCGAAAAAAAATCTGAGCCTAAAACGGATCGGTCAGTGGGTTTGGAAAAATCGACAACACCTAAACCAAAGACTCGCGCAAAAGCGAAAAAATAAGGATTAACGATGGCGGTTGAATCTCTCGACGATCTTGCGGTTTTTGTTGGCATCGATGATTTCGGTGTCGCGGCGACCTATACGCCGAACGGCGGATCGGCAACAACCGTCAACGGAATTTTCGACAACGACATCGTTGAGGTTGACGCGGGTGGCAATATTCCGATGGCCGTTCGCCAACCTCGATTCCTATGTCGAACGAATGATGTTTCTAGCGCGGTCGAGGGTGATGCGTTGGTTGTAAATGCCACAAGTTACACGATCCGCGTTGTGGATCACGATGGCACCGGAATGACCACCCTGGCGTTGGAGAAAGTATAGATGGCGCATATCCGCAAACTTATCCGCGATGACATCGAAACAACATTGACCGGCCTCACAACGACCGGTTCCAATGTTTTCGCCTCAAGAGTTTATCCAATACAAACGGCCAAAATGCCTGGCCTTTGTATCTACACCTCGAGCGAAACGATTGAGGCTCAAACGATCAAGCCGCCGCGAGGTCTTATTCGATCGCTCGAGGTGTCAGTTGAGGCATATGTCGAGAGCGCGGTGGCGGATGATGTTCTCGACACTATTGCGGCGGAAGTTGAGGCGGCGATGACCACCGATCTCACCAGGGGCGGAAATGCCAAGGACACAAG